CATGCCACGCAGCCCGATGCCGAGTGAGCCATAATAAGGTCTGCGGAGGTTCCACGGCGGTTCTGGCGGCATCTCCAGCCCAATCATTGCCTCGGTCCAGCCAAGCGCTGAATGTGGGTCGGAAATTGTCGATGCCAGACCAAGCTCGCCGTATGCTTCGCGCCGGTTCGGATCTGTTGCAAGTGCAGCCAGAAGCATTTGTTTTTTGATGCCATCATCATCGGCAAGTCTGGCAAGTTGGAAATACGCCTCGTAAAGCTCATTTCTGCCGACTCCTTCGGATTGCACGAACTCAAGCGCGGATTGAATCGCCTCGTCGTTCCGATCCAGTGCAATCAGACTTTGGAAGGTGTGGAATTTCTGCGAAACGGTTCGTTCTTTTTCCGGTATGGATTCGAGGATTCGCAGATTCCGTTCATCTCTCGATGCGCTGCGTTTTTCGCTGGCGTGAATGATCTCGGCGCCATCGAACCTCATGTGATTCGTGCCTTCGTTAAATTTCAAGCATTCATGGACTGGATGTTCCCACATGGCTGAACCTTTACGCCATATCCTTTCACGCCAGTTGATAATGTTGTCTTCTGGAACGACGTAGCGCATCAATATACCGTCAACGGCTTTGTCGTTAATGTCGGAAATCAAACGCCGGATCTGCTCGCCTGAATCATCTGTCATGATGTCATCGGTGTCGGCCCACATGATCCAGTCTCCGGTTGCGAGCTGCGCTGATTTGTTGCGAGCTGCGGCAAAGTCATCGACGTGATTCCAATATCCGATCTTGTTGAAATAGGATGCAACTTTGCATCCTCTGCTTATAGCAATATCCAGCGTCCTGTCTGGCTCCTGATTTCCGATTGCTCGGACCACAACGACCTCATCAAAATGGTGTTGGAATTTATCTAAAAACCTTTCGATGTAGTTTTCGCAATTTCCGGTTATTACGGAAAGCGATATTTTATCTTTTTTCATATGTGTGGATGAAATATGTTATCCATTCGTTTTTTTGACAACAAAAAAACACCGACCTTTTTTAAGGGCCGGTGTTTTTCGAACAATAAACTACACCAGAAAAAATTATGGTTTCGTGCCGAATGCAAGACCGAGAGTCAAGCCAGTTGCGGTTCCGTAAAGACACTCGAAAGCGCCAAACATTTGACCGGTTGCTTGGTCGAAGCTGCGGCGATAGCCCATCACGATTCCGGATGGATCGGCTGCGCGCTCAACTGCGAGATACTCGGAACCGGCTTGTGGCTCAAGATAACGCATTGCCACGCTGATCGCATCAGGATGAGCGGCGAAGCAAACAAGGGAAGTCGAAGCGGTTGGCAGGATGTTGGTTTCGTAAGTTGGGAAACCGACAAGCTGACCGAGCGTTCCTTGACGTGCGGCTTGGTTGTCACCGATTGCGTAGGCTTGCAGCACGTTGGTAGAACCAAGAAGCGATGCACCGACGACGGTGTTGTGGATGAAAGAGCAAACACCAGGATCGACATCTACGTTGCGACCAGCAAGAACTGCGCGGAGTGCGATGAGTTGCGCCAAGCCATAGCTGGATTCCGAGGTCGTCACCGAAGCGGCTCCGAAGTTGGTCGTGGTGATCAGTTTCCAGATGTTTTCTAGAACTTTTTGACCAAGTGCGCGTCCGGCTTGCATGGCAAGTTCGTCAAAACGTGCGCCAGAGCTATTTGCGTTCTGGAGGTCGGTGATGTCGAAAGTGACGATGTTGTGCTGGTTGAGGTTGACCGTGTTGTGGGTGATTGCACCGCCGCCACTTTGATAGTTGGCAGTTAAGCTGTTGAAAGTGGTTGCAGTCATCGCGGAGATGAAAGGAACCACGATTGCGTCACCTTTGCCTCTTGCCGAGTCGTCAAGCGAACGGGAGAATGCGCGGAGTGGGGCGAGCTTTGCGGTAAAGGCTTTGAGAGCCTCTTGTGCAAAGATTGTATCGTTGAATGAAATGGTAGCCATTTGATTAGTTAGTTAGAGATTATTTTTTGAGTTGTTTTTTGATCTCGGCTTGGTTCGCATTGTAATATGCGGTTCTGGCCGAACCTTTGAGATTGGAAAGTTCTTTGATGTGATCAATTTCAGCGGATGCTTCTTCGTTTGTTTCGATTGCTTCCGGTTGACCGATTGCTGCGAGAGATTCGGTGATGGCGGCTGGGATTGAAGCCTTAACTTCTTCGATCTCGGCGTCCTTGGCAATGATGCTTGCTTGGGCTTCGGCAAGTGATGCCTCGGCTTTTGCTTTGGATTCCTCTAGTTCAAGGATGATTGCTGACAATCCAGACAATTCTTGAATCTTGTTCTGAGCAATTTCAAGCTCCGTGCGGATGTATTCGTTTTCAGCAATAGATGCTTCCAATTTGGAAATCTCATCGTTGCCCGGAAATAGTTTTGAAAGGATTGACATTGGATTATTGGTATGCTGGGTATTTTTAGGAGATGCTGACCGAATGTCAAGAATCGAATCAATGAAGCCATATTCCAATGATTGCGTTGCAGTCATCCATGTTTCTTGCTTCATCATTTCGCGAATATCTTCAACATCTTTGCCGGTCTTGCCGGCGTAAATTTCAGCGATGTTTTGCGATAATCCATCAAGCAAATCAGCGGCCTTGCGGAGTTCTTCCGCGTTACCTCTAACTCCTTGTGATGCCTCATGAATCATCATGCGACCATGCGGAACCATTCGGACCTCGTTACATGCCATGCAAATCACGCTTGCCATGCTTGCTGCCATGCCAGTTACGGTAGCAGTGACATAAACGCCGCGTTCTTGGAGCGATTTGATTTCTTGATAGACTGTGTATCCGTCAAAAATGCTGCCGCCGGGCGAGTTAATTTCAATCTCAAGCGTTTCGATAGCATTCTCAGCGCAATTAGTGATCTCGCCAAAGTCAGCCCCAGATGCATATGCAGATGCTCCGAATAGTTTGCCGATATCCTCAGTGAGTTTCTCGACGGAGAATTGGTTAATATCCTCGGTCAGTTTGACCTTGCCGGACTTGTTTTCAATCGTTGTCAGATTCATCTTCTTCAGTTGTTTTGGATTTTGTGATTTCTTCTTCTTCTGAGTGACTAGGTTCTTCTGGTCCTTCAGGTTTTGCCATTTCGTTTGGCGTCTGCATGAACATTTCACGGTCTTCGATTTCAATTTCGACGCCGTATTTAGCAGATGCTTCTTGTGATACAATCGCTGCGATTGCTTTACGATTTGCCACGGACCAAGCCCGTTTCATTAAAAATTCGTCTTCTGTCAGACCTCTGGCTTCAAGAACTTCTGATAAGTTGCGCGATCCTGTTACTAGTTCGGACAATTCCAGTTTAGATTCCCTGCCGTCATCGACAGATAGGCGCGGTGGGCGCGAGAAATCCCACGCGGTCGGACTGTCAAGAATTGGGACACGATTGTTTTCGGCAAAGTTGGCGTATGCCCAAGACATGATCCGGCGGGCCGCGTAAAACAAGATGCCCTGACGTTTAACGATAGCGCGTCTGGCTTTAACAATCTCAGCCCGTTCAGCTGTGCCTTGTCCTGTTGGTTTCCACACCAAAGATAAAGACCATCCGGCGCCGACAACTGCCATACGAATCAGTCGATCTTGAAATGCCTCCCAGACTGGTCCCGGGTTGTCGTGCTTCATTTGCTCGATGCGCTGGTTTCCTTCAGCTGGCAAATACATGATGCCGCCCGGGAATTGCTTAGTTGAGAATGCCGCTGGCGCATTTGTTACGCTATTATCAAGCGTTGTCATTGGGTCATCAAGATCAGGCGATCCGGATTCGTTAAAGACCGTCAGATGCAAGCGGCTGATAATCATTTGCCTTACCCGCTCGTCTTCGGTTGACGCCAAGCATGTTTTTAAATCTTCAAGTGCATGGGTAAATGCAGGAAGTCCGCGACCGGCTTCCGAAAATGTCGGGTCAAAAAGATGAATGATATCGGAGGCTGGGATATCTTGATAAGCGCTCGTCAAATAATTACCCTCATATACCCGATAAGCCGCAGGTCTTCCGCCACGGTAGTAGATTACGCCATCGCGGATCTTGTAGCCAGCGTATTTTCCTGTATCAACAATCTCCAAACCTATCGAATAAACGCGATGGCCGGGTATAATTTGCAGACGAGGAAACCCGTCATCACCTTTAATCATCAAGATAAAAACGTCACCATCTCGATCCATTGCGATTGATGCCAGTTCAAGCATTTTCCACCAATCGTAAATACCACCGCGAACGTCGCAGGATGGAAGGAATACGTTTTGAAGGAATTTGGCAGCGCTTTTGCCGTCTTCCATGTCGGTGCTTCCGACATAGGATGGAAGCCAAGCCTCGCCAACAGAATAGTCTGCTTTCTGGTCAACGCAGGCTTTCAATACGCCAATGTTGACGTATAGCCGAGACGATAAAGCTGCAAGTGTTCTCCTGTCATTTGACGGGATTAACTTGTCAATGTCATCAA